CGCCGCCGCCCAGATTGGCTTCGAGATAGTCGCGCCGATAGATTGAATCCGATTGAGCGCGGTCGGCATGGTCCGGCGTGTCGCGCCAGTCCGCCAGCGGCGGGTAATAGTCGATGCCGATCGCATCGATATGCTCGGATGCCCAGAGCGGGTCGAGCGGGAAACGCACCTCCTGCGCCGCGGCATCGACGACATGGGTGCCGTATTCGGTCCAGTCCGCGGCGTAGGTGATGATCGTGTCGTCGCCGAGGATCGCGCGCGCGTCGGCGGCAAGCGTGACGAGCTGGTTCACCGCCGGATAGACGCCGGAGGCGGAGCGCACGCGCGTCAGGCTCTTCAGCTCCGAGCCGATGACAAACGCGTCGACCCCGCCCGCCTCTACCGCAAGCGCGGCGTAATGCAGGATGAGGCGGCGGAAATTCCACCCGGAAACGCCGCCACCGGCAAAGAATGCATCCACCTGTTCGCCCGCACTGCCGGTACCGTCCGGCGAGCCATCGACACCCGGCGCCGGATCGCAGGTGATCTCGCCACGCCAGGGATAGGCCGGCTGAGGCGCTGCGCCGGTGTAAGGATTGGACAGGTCGTTGTCTGCCGGCACATCCATCATCAGGAACGGATACAGCGTCACCTTGAGCCCGCGATCCTTCAGCTCGGCAATCAGATGGCGCACGCTGGCATCGGACGGCGTGCCGCCATACGCCGCGCGCCCGTCCACCTGCGAGACCAGATAGGCGCCGCCGCGATTGACGCCCGCCACCGACCAGGTCGCGCCGCTGGTATTCTTGTTGCTACGATCGACGCCGGGCCTGATCCGGCACGCACCCGCACGCAGATCGTCGCCGAACCACGACACCACGATCGCGACGCGCTCGAGATTGGGGCACAGCGCTTGCAACTCGTCGAGCGAGGCGACCACGTCCGAGGGCGCATGCGCGATATGCCGGTTCTCGGGCATGTGCTTGCCCGGCCCGAGCTTGCGCGTGACGGTGGCGGGCTCGTAGCCGAATTCGGTCGCGCCCGGGATCAGCGTCACGGCGCGGACGGCATTTTCCAAAGCGCCGGCCGGGCGCACGATCTCGAACGACAATTGCGGGATGCGATTGCCGAACGGACCTACCGGCAGGCGCTCGAATACCACATAGCAAAGTCCGCGATAGGCCGGCGCATTCGAGGCACCCTCCTTCGCCACGATCAGCGGATCGGCACTCTGATCCTCACGGCCGGAATAGAAGCGCACATTGAGCCGCGACAGGTCGAGCGGCTTGCCATCGGCCCAGACCCGCGCCAGATGCGCCACCGGCCCCTCGGCCAGCGCCACCGCGATATTGGCAAAATACGAGAAGGTCCGCGTCGTCGTGCTCTCAGGCGGCGGTGCGGCGCCCTTGCCGCCAGCAGCGGCGCCACCCCCCGTCGTTTCGGTGCGGGTCTTGACCTTCTCCTCGAGCGCGGTCGCCCAGATCACCTGGCCCGGCACCCGGACGCGCCCGTACACGCGCGGAATCGGCGCGCCTTCGGTCGACACCATGACGTCGAGATCGCGCAGCCGCGGACCGTTATGCGCGCGCGCCGGGGTCGAGGCCGGTGCGAACACGCTCTGATCGATCAGGCTGCCGCCGATCGCGCCGGCGAGACGTCCGGCCAGTGCACCGACCGGACCGAACAGCGCGCCGCCGATGGCGCCGCCCGCAGTGGAAAGGACCAGCGACGCCATCACTTCACTCCGGGAAATCGAAAGGCATAGGCGAGACGACGACGCCACCACGGCGCGAAAGCCACTTCAGCCACCTCGGCGCCGTCATGCGCGTGAATCATGGTTTCGTCAGCGGTGAGAATCGCGGCGTGCTTCGCAACAAGTCCGGTGCGCCAGCGAAACAGCAGCACGTCGCCTCCCTGCATCGCGTCGCGCGCCACCGGCAGCAGATGCCGCGCGCCCGCTTCGGCCAGCGTCTCGCGTGCCGCGGCTTCCGCCCAGTCGCGCGAATAGGCCGGCATCGGTTCGGGCTCCTCGCCATGGAGCGCACGCCACACGCCGCGCACCAGTCCGAGGCAATCGCAGCCGACGCCTTTGAGCGACGCCTGATGCCGATACGGCGTGCCGATCCAGCTGCGCGCTTCGGCGATGATAATGTCGGGTGTGATGGGCATGGGGCCGAACCGGGATCACGTCTTCTTCAAGCTCTTCCCGTCATGTCCGGCTTCGCCATCGAGCGCGTAGCGCATGAGGAAGTCGTTGCCCGGGATATGCGGGAAGCCGCGGAAATTGAGCACGTTGTCGAAGCGATTGCGGCAGGTTGCGAAGCGCTTGTCGCAGCCTGCGGTGACGACGAAGGTGTCGCCTGGCGCGACGGCCATGGCCATCGCCTGCCACAGTTCGACAATGACGGTGCCACCGTCAACACGATGTCGCTTCACCTCCATCGCGTCGCCCGCATTGGCGCCATCTGTGAACGTCAGCCGTCCGCCGGTGAACCAGCCATCGGCAAATCCGGACAGACCGCTTGCGGCGAATGTCGACACACCGTTCAGCAGCGTGACCGCGCCCTCCCCGCGATACAGCGGATCGTCGAGAACGATGCCACAACGGGCATCCCCCAGGTCGGCCGTGCAGGTCGGGGTATAGAGCCGTCCGGTCTCCGCATTCAGCGCATCGGCCAGCCCGCGCAGCTCGGCCGCGAAGGCGACGCCTTCGCGCCGAACCTCGCCGATATGCCCGCGCGACATCAGCACATGGAGCGACGGCTCGCTCCAGTCGACAAGATACATGTCGACCTGCGCCGCATCATAGCGCCCGGCGGCGAGCGCATCCTCGTTCAGGCTGTCGTCCGACAAAGCGCCCGACACCTCGATGCCGTCGACACTGAGGCCGAGCCGCGCCACCGCTTCCGATCCGGCAAAGCCGGTATCGGCGCGGCAGACGACATCCTTCAGCATCACGTCGCGATCGTGATCGGTGAAGCCCTGGATCACGCCGTCACGGCGTGTGAGAATCCAACAGCGGCACAGCGTGGTGGCGCCGGAATCCAGTTTGGCCTGCAGGGCGGATGGGATGTTGCGCATGGGCTTACACCCTGATTTCCACCAGCGGGATTTTCGGGATCGCACCCGCGGCGAAGGCCGACAGGTCGACTTCCAGATAATCGGTGTCGAAACGCACCGGCACGTCGAACAGGAAGCCCGCGGTCACCGCGTCGCCGGGACCAGGCGGCTCGCTGAGCGTCACCACACCGGTGGTCACATCGATGGCGACGCCGCTATCCAGCTCGATGCCATCGACGGCAATCCGCACGCTTCCGGCCACCGGCTTCGTAACCGGTCGCGCATAGGGCGCGAACGCGCCGCCATACACCTTCGCCAGTTGAAACGTAGCGGTGTCACCGTCGCCAAAGCCAAGCGTCTGGTCGAACGGCGTCACCGCCACGCCCGGCGCGGCGGAGGAATGATCCAGCCGGTCGCGCCAGCGAAAGCCATGCAACATGCCGCGCCGTTCCTCGAAGAACGCGACCACCTGCGATAGCGCCTCGAAAGTCTTGATGCCGTAGCCGGCGTCATAGCGCCGGCGCGAATGCGCCCAGCGCGCATTGCGCTCCTCGCGCCCCGAGCCGAGCGCGACGATCTCGGTCCGCCGTTCCGGGCCGCCGGCGCTGCCGAGCGCGATATCGAGCGGAAACAGGATCTCGTGGAATGCCGACATGTTGCCTCACATTCCGCGCTGGCCGCGCGCCACCGCGCGCGCGATCTGGCCGGTGACATAAAGTTCGGAGCGCCGGAACGAGTCCGCGTCGGGCGTTGCGATATTCACAATGATGCTCGAGCCGCGCCCGCCGCCGGATGCGGCAACGCCGAGCCGTCCGTCCGGACCACGCGCCAGCGGCATGATCGCTTCCGGTCCGGCCTCGCCGGCCAGTCCCGTCCCGCCGGAGCGGAGCGGAAAGTACGTGGGCGTGCCGATGATGCCGCCGGATGCGAAAGCCTGCACCGGCCCGGCCCCGCCGCCCGCATACAGACCGGCAAACCCCGCGGTCAACGCATTCTCCACCGGCTTGAAGGCCAGCCGCAGCGCGATGTCGGAGATCCGCAGGTAGAGCGACTTCAGCACATCGTCGAGACCGCGGCTGCCGGTCACGCCCTGCGCGAACGCATCCGACAGCGCCCGGCCGAATTGTCCGGCACTGCGGTTGATGTCGCGCATCGAGCGATCGATGGTGCGCATGCCGCGGTCGAGCGTGTCCACGCGTTCGGTCAGGACAAAATCGTCGAGTTCATCGGCCATCGGGATATCTCGTCATCAGGTCATGCAAATCGGTGCGACGAAGCGGCGATGTGGCGCCGGTCACCGCGGCGATGGCCAGCGCAAGCTCGCGCGGCGTCATTGCCCAGAACGCAGCAGGCGACAGTCGCAGCACGCCGAGCCCGAAGCCGATCGCCTCGTCCCAGGGGAATGGCTTCATGCTTCGGCCCGTCCGAACGTCGCCTCGATCAGGGCCGCGGCGATGCGGACATAGCCCTCCGCGCCATCCGGTGAGGCCATGCGGGCCACCTCATCGTCGGTCACGCTCTCGCCTGCTCCGCGCAAACCCGCGCCGATGATGCGGATAAGGTCGCGCGCGCTCATGCGGCCCTGCGCAAAGCGTTCGGCCAGCGCGACCAGGTCGCCGTCGCCGAATGCGGATTCGAGTTCGGCCAGCGCGCCGAGCGTCAGCACGAGCGTGCGCCTGCGGCCGCCGATCTCGGCTTCGATCTCGCCTCGGTGACGATTGGGCATGCTGTCCCCCACCTAGGCCGCTGCGAATGCCAGCTCGCCCGCGGATTCCAGCGCGATGTCGTAGGTGACCTCGCCGTCATGCTCGCCGGCGAATTCCAGACTGGAGATCTGGAATGCGCCCTGCACAATGCCGAAATCAGGGATCACCACCTGGCAGTTCTTCACGGCGCCATCGAAAAAGGTTTGGCGCATCAGCGCATCGGTCGCGGCATCCTTGAACAAGCCGCGGCCGGACACGCCGGCGCGCTTGATGCCGGCGCCGTCGAGCAATTCGCGCCAGCGCCCGGCGCTTTCCGCATGCGTGATATCGACGGTCTCCGCGTTGAACGCGATGCGGCGCGAGCGCAGCCCCGCAACCGTCACGTAATCACTGCCGTCATGCATCTTGACGAGAAGGTCCTTGCCTTTTTGTGCTGCCATGTTGCCTTGTCCTGTCAGATTGTTGTCATCGCCCGTGAAGGCGGGCGATCCAGCGCTGGATGCCCCCGCCTTCGCGGGGCATCACGTCGAGTGCGTCACACCGCTTCCGTCACCGCACGAAAGCGCACCAGCGCGTGATAGGTGCGGCCGTCCGACTCGCGGCGGATATCGGCGAGCGAGAAGCGCAGGTTCACAAGCTGATGGCCGTCGGGCGCGAGCGGCGCATCGTCGAGCGCCTGCAGCAGCGCGCCGGCGATCAGATGCGCCTCCTTGTGTCCGCCCTGCCGCGACCAGGCATGCAGCGTGAGCTGATGCTCCTGCAGCGACTCGTCGCCGGCGGAAAAATCGGACACCCGCGCTTCGCCGAGCGTCACATACGGAAACACCGCATGGGCCGGCGGCTCGTCATAGATCTTCGCGCCGCCGAGAATGCCGGTAAGCGCACTGTCTGCATGCAACGCGTCATGGATCGCCGCCCGCAGGGCTGCGGTTGCTGTCGACATGGATATCTCCCGTGATTACGGAACGATCTCTTCCGCCTCGATGGCGAGAAACCGCTTGCGGCCGTCGCGGTCGCGTAGCGACACGATGCGGAACACCCGCTCTCCATCGCGGAAGCGATGCCGCGTGGAGATGTCATCGGCAAAGCGGATGCCGATCCGATGGGTGATCCGCGCGCCCGCCCGCTCCGCCTCGATGGCACGCGCGGCCGAAACCGGCATGACCTCCGCCCACAGCGTCGCGACCGTTTCAAACTCCCGCACCACGCCACCGGCGCCATCGGCGCTCTCGACCGGTGCTTCCAGCGTGAGCCTTCGGTTCAACGATCCCGGATTGCTCATAGCGACAGCACCCGGAACGGCGCGATCAGCGAAGCGACCGAATGCGGCATCATCGCCACCTCGCCGCTGGCCGCGATCACGCCGCGGTTCTCGTACCAATGCGCCACCAGCACGCGGATCGCCTGGCGCAGCGGTGCGGGCACCGCATCCGGCTCATCGCCATAACCGGCAACGATCTCGATCTCGATGCCGGCCGCGAGCTTGCCCGGTGCCGGAGGCGCGCCGCGCGCATAAGCCAGTACGGCTGGCGCCGACACCCTGTCGATCGCGAAAATCCCGACGTCGATTAGATGCGGCATGCCGTCGGCATCGAACACCCGGATGGCCGTGACCTCCTGCAGCGGCACCGGCAGCACCGGCAGCCGGCCGGAAGCCGGCCAGACATCGCGCACCAGTCGCCAGGACTGGTCGATCAGCGCCCGGCGGGTCTGCGCCTCGACATGGACACGCGCGGCGGCTGTCAGCGCAGCGATCACGTCATCATCGTCGTCGTGTTCGACGCGCAGAAAAAGTTTGGCATCGGCAAGCGAAACCGGCTCGAGCGCCGGCGGCGTCAAGAGAAGTGCGGACATGACGGTTGACCTGGTTGTTGTCGTTACCTCTCCCCGCTCTCTTGCGGGGAGAGGTCGACATGTGAGCGCAGCGAGCATGTCGGGTGAGGGGCCGGCGCAGAGCGAACGGCACACTCGCCCCTCACCCG